GGAACGGAAAGCGCCGCGAAGTGCATGACGAGAGATTGATTTCAAGGAAAGTGGAGACGATGGAGAAGGTAAGCGATTGGAAAGTGACTGGAGTTGATACCAATCTTCAACCGATTTCATATGGTTGGTTTTCAACTAATGGAGTTTCTGGTAGCTTTGGAACTGCTACGAATATATACTTTCTTTCAAATTCAATTCCATTTGTAACGATTAACCATACAAACAGGTTACGATGACGCATGCAACGGTCATAAAGGACGGATTCAAGGTTCCGCTTATCGGTATTCCACCGTCCGCCGTGTTGGAAACCTGCGACCTTTGCGGTGAAGAATATCCCATGCGAGAGCTTCAATGGAGCGGCAAACAGATGCTTTGCAAAAGACACTTTCCGTCCGCTGGTTCGTGCCTGCTGGCTTCCAGCAAGGATCGGAGCGGGTTGGCGGACGGGATTGATTTATGAAACTGAAACTCCTGATCGACGCTATTCCTTGGCTATCCTTGGTGTTTATATGCTTGGTGTTTGCAACTCTGGCAGGATGCGCCACACCTCGCAAGGAGTGCAACATCGAGTTGATCCACCAGCGGCACCCGGAACTATCGGAGGCGAACGAAAAGTATCCGGCGCTGATGATGGACTTCATGCACACCATAACGATTCTTGAGGAAAAGGTTGGAGGCTACCGATGAAACTCCTGATCGCCATCATTCCCCTGCTGATCCTGGCGCTGCTGCTCTGCTCCTGCCGCTCAGTCCCAACTTGGTCGAGGGCCACACCCAAACAACGCGAAGATGGATTTTTCACCGCGGACGAGTCATACTACCAAAGCTCTGAGTTCCATCACGGCATCGAAGAATCGGCTGACCGCGTGAAGGCTCTCAGAGAAGAAGTAATAAAATCAAAATTATGAGAAAAGGAACAAGAGTAAGCTGGCTCGCCGAAGGAGCCACAATTAGAGGCCACGGAACCGTCATTTCAGATGAGGAAAACGGGCATGTTTTAGTATCATGCGACGGCGGGACATTTCAGGAGATCCCAATCGCTTACCACGTGGTAATTCATTGCACAGTCACTTGGCTAACCATCGAATCAACATGAATATACGAATAAACTCAATCCTCCTGCTGGCGCTTGCGCTATGCGGGTGCTCACTGCTCCCTAAGAGCAATCAAACCACCGCTTACAAAACGCTGGCGACTATCGAAACAACGGCCACGAGTGCTTTTGACGGCTATTTGACACTCGTGGCTAAAGCCAAGGTGTCCACCAACTCCGTTCCGAAAATCGCCGCTGACTTCCAGAAGCTTCAGGATGCTTTGAAGGCGGCAACGATTCTGGTTCAAGGCGATACCAACGCCGTCGCGCCTGCCAGTGTGACCGTTATCTCCGCAACCCTGCTCAACGAAATCTCAACCGCTAAATGATATGACGTGGGAACTTGTCGCATCGCTAATCGAAAACATCGGCATCCCGGCCACTCAGAAAATGATTGCCTTGTGGGAGCAGAAGGTTCAGGTGACTTCACAGAACTTCGCTGACCTGATTGCCTTGGAGTCGCAAACCGCACGGGATCGAATGATGGTTGTGCTTACGGCTCAAGGCATCGACCCCGCCAGCCCTCAAGGACTTGCCTTGCTCGCTTTGAATACGGGTTGAGAATCATTGAGCACCTTGTCGATGACTCCGCAATCCTCGCCCTGGCCTTGGCGAGTTGGGATTGAAGCTCTTGAATCTCTGAACGACTCGGCACTGGTCGTCCTAAAAGGTTCCTATCAGATTCGCTCATCCCTTCACCGGCCCTTCCTGTTTCCGCATGGCCAGCAGCGCATTGAACGGATTGGTCTGCAAAGTGGTTCGTATTGTCCGGTTGACACGTTTTTCTGTTCCCAATCCGACCATGACCGCCGCCGTTTTCCAAACCAAACGCATCGCTTCATTTCGTCACCGGCCCTTTCCAATGCCCTCCCGCGCCGTCGCAGTGGTAGCAGTGTTTCGGAATGTAGCTGGCCAGCGCGAAATAGTGTCCACACCCGCAGCAGTGAACACAAACCTTCCATTGGCAGCCACGCGCCTCAAGTTCCTCGCGGGTTTTCAGCCGTTCGAGCAGGGTTTTGGCGGTGGTCATTTCAGCCTCACAATCTTGACCTGGACCTGAACGGCATTCGGAAATGAATCCCGATTCCAAGTGCATCGGTTCAATGCTTCCTGTTTGGTCTTGCAGACGGTTCCAGTCATCTGACCATTCGGGTAAAGGTTCACCCAGAACTTGCGTCCAAAAGCCGGGTGTTTAGATGGTGGAATCATTTCAGAACCTCCACGAATTCGACGCCGCGTTCATTGGCTGGCAGTGAAGTGCCAATATATCCGAGTGCTTTCTCTGTCATCCAAATCCGTCTCGGCTTCGGCTTGGGGCGGAAATTGGTATGCACCGTGACATGCAATGGCAAAAGGTCTGGCGATGCGATTACCCAATCCCCCTCGTCATTTCGGACTTGATATTCCTCCCCCTTCAACGCCGCATCGCAGGCGTCTCGGAGTTGTTCGAGTTTGGTTCGGTCGGTGTCTGTCATATCAGCCTTTCGATTTCTATAACGGTTTGCTCTTGTTCCTTCGACTTCACTTTGACTTGTCTGGTTATGAGTTCGATGTCTTGGGGCCGGTCGTCGGGGATAAGCTTCCCATATCGGCAGCAATCAACGAAGTATTTACACCCGCCCGCCAGATTATCTGGGTCGAGGAGCCTTCGACGAAAGCTCGTAATGCAGACCTGAAAGCGGCTTGAGTGGCCTTCTTCTCTTTGCACCGCTGCCAGTGGGTCATGGCGAACAGCTTGTTCAGGCTTGGCACAGGGTGATGAACCACCAGCTTGATTTGATTTTGCATATTTTGCTTTCGGCTCTAAAACCACGTTCGGATTCTGCTTTTTTGGCCTGACCCAGACCCCATCTGGCCGATTCACGAAGCCTCTCGCCCGCAAATCAGATTCGTTCTTTGGGGCGCTCATCGCTTTAGCTTCTGCGTCCTGCGATACCAGCGGATCAGGCGGTTGAAGGTGGAGTTTAGAATAAACACATGGTTGAAATCAACCCACACCGAAACCCCTCCTTGCACCATTCCCGCTTCAACACTAGCCGAAACAAATCTAACGGGTATGCGCGCCGCTGGCGCTTTGCTCTCTGCTCGTTTTGACGGCTTGCGTTTCATTGGTTTTTTCATGTTTCCTCAATTCCAAGCTCAGTTGCAATGTCCGTCATCAAGCACTGGCCATCGCAATCGGCATCGTCGTAATGCACAACGATTTCCGTGGCTTGCTCAACGAAATGAGCGTTGTCAGCCTTTTTGAGTAGGTCGTAAGCGGCGCGTAGGAGCACATCTTTACGGCTGATTTTATTTGGCGTTTTCACTTTCACGCAGGCATCATTTCACGGGGCGGGATTAAAAGCAACAACTATTTTTCATGAAAATAGTTTGCGATTGTTGTGGACAATGCTTCCCGTTTCTGGTTTATTGGCCAAGCGTAAAGCGAAATATGCTTAAACCATGCTTAAAACCTAAAGAAAGGCTCGAAAATGAACGAATAGAACTCAGCCGTGAAATGGCAGCGCATGGGCATCGGCGGATTGATGTGGCGAAATGCCTTGGAATCAGCCTGCCGACCTTGCGCAAAAGGCTTCGGAATTTAGGTTTGGATCGCAAACCGAAAGGCTTCGGCCTATGAATCGTTAACTTGCTGAATGAAACCCCTCATCCTCCTTCTCTGCCTCTGCGCAACCGCTGCCATTGGGCAGGAGATCCATGCTGGCCGCGTCGTCACCGTCCAGACCAACGCATGGCACACTAATGTCGTTTCATATCCGGTTGAGTTGCGGTTTGCTGAGTTCGTAAATCCGCTCGACGGCAAGACGGCCTTGGTTCACTTCGCTTCAGTGCCATTGGCAAACAGACCAATGCCTCCGTTTCCCGGCCAAGGCCCCATCGTCAATCTCATCGCCAGACCAACCAACCAACTTTACATGATGGTGACGCGCACCAATGGCGTCATCGAACTTGTGCCATATCCATGAACCCACCATCCCCGCTCCCCATCCCGTTGCCTTCCCCCGCCGAAGTGCTGGCCGCTCGCACGGCTGCTGCAACTCCTGTCACGCTTCCAGTCCAACCGCGCTGCTTCTACACGTTCCAATACGACGACGTGGACATGAACCAGATGCCGATCAAGATGATGGCCTCGGACTGGAACAATCTCTTGGCTGGAAAGACCTACCGCATCGAGGCGAGCACGGACTTGAAAACGTGGCAGGAGATTGGCAGTCAGGCGTGGGATGACACTGACCCAGCGAGCTACCTTCGCATCGTTCGGCAGATCAAACCGGGGTGCGAGTTCATCAGATTGGCGATGGTATGATTATGGACAACTGGAAATATAAAATCGGAGACTTCGTGAATCCGGTCGTGATGGCCGATTACGAACACACAACCAAAATGGTCGTGACTGCCAGAGTCACCGAGGAATATGCGCAGCACGTTGAGCGATACTATATCTGCTCGCACTACAAGCTGGGGGATTATGTGCGGACACGCCAACTCGAAACTGAACTGATTGCCGGTGACGTGCCTAACCGATTGGCGAAATGAAAGAGATCATCAAACACCTGCTAATCCCGAAGGAGTTTAGGGTGTGGTGCATCGGCATGAGCCGTCCGCCAGGGCCGAAGATGGAAGTCACGAAGTTTCCGAGCCAATCGACTTGTGCGAATTGTCTTACGAAGATGCGGTCTAAAAAGACTGGTAAATATAAGCCGGTGAAGTTGAAGCATATTTTCGGAAGGAAAACGTATTACGAGCGAGAAGGCATCGTCCGCACAGATCCGCTTGTGATGCGAGAGGAAAGGCAGGAAGAAAAGCTGGCCATCATCCTTGAGCAACGCCAACGTGACGATGAAACCTACTGCGGTGGTTGCGGTATGATGCGCTCGCAGTGTCAGTGTTGGGATGCGGTGAATCAAACATACAGAAAGATAAAAACATGAGCACAATGATAGCAAAATTCAAAGTCGTAAAAGTTGAAACCTTCGACGCGGTTAATCCGAACCATCAGCAAGTGACCATGATGGCTGTGACCGACAAGCCATTCGACCCGGACGGCAATAGTGACGACAACTCGTTTTCGCGCTGGACTCCAAGCGGTGAACTGAAAATGACCATCACGAACCCGGCGTTGGTCAATGCGTTAAAAGAGGGAGAAAAATACTATCTCACGTTCAATAAGGCTGACTCTTGAGCTTTAAATTTGAACCACGCGACATTTTGGTCGGCGTTTACTGGACACGCGCCAGAAAGACCACGCTCGACACGGATTCGGAGTGCTACACCTTTTACGTGTGCCTGCTGCCGTGCTTCCCGATTATCTTCAATGTCACGAAGCAAATCACAGGTGTGAACCGAGGAAATAACTGGTAATGCCCTCGACCCTTAAAATCCCCCAACACACCGAACACCGCTGCGATCCTTGCGAGTTTCACAAGTGCATTGGGGCGCTTTACACGCGCCTTCCGGGGTGCGGAGCTTATCGAGAATACTCTTGCGAGCATCCTGACGTATCAAGCCACTCGCTGGCCTTTAGGGGCCGCTATATCGGCAAGACTGAGAAGCAGCCGGAGTGGTGTCCACTGAAAGACGCGCCGAACAGGAGCGTGAAATGAGCGCAGAACAGCGAGGCATCTTATACCTGATTGGCTTCGGGTTCGTCGCGGCATCACACAAAGGAATAATTCCGGAACTGGCCACGCTTGCGGTGGGGGTTGCTATTCAGGTAATCGCTTGGAGGTCTATTCCTAAAGACACAACTTCACTCTCCGAATTACTGAATCCCAAATAGCCATTCAGTTCAGGAACCTAAAGACATTCCTCCAGCCCCTATACCATGTTTGCACGCTGCTGAACCGTTCTTTAGCCCATTTCAGGCCGTCGCGATAGCGCCAGGAGTGCGGGATGAATATCTCAACCATTCTCATCGGTTTCCGATTCTTCCATTGGCCATTCTTCTGCCAGCTTCAATCCTAAATCCTGTTCCAAATCTTCGGCATGTTCATAAGGCGGCACAAGGTTCTTTACCGCCTGCCGGAAGTAGCTCGGCTTTAGCTCTATTCCGATGCCGCGGCGGTTGTTTATCACGGCTCCGTAAACCTCGCTGCCAACCCCCAGGAAAGGAGTGAGGACTATTTCACGCGGATTGGTATAGAGCGTGATTAGCCGCTCGATTACATCCAGCATCAGCGGGCAGATGTGGCGCTCGTCATCCTTGTCGCGGGCCTCTTTGTATTTCAGCACGCGATTCATACGGATGTCCATCCAGACCGATGAAGCGTAATGCTGCCAAATCCAGTGGCTAAGCTTGTTCGTGCTCTGGTCCTTCCAGTTGGCATAGGTTTCCTTCAATCCGGACGGGAAAGGCGTTTCCCCGGCGTAGCGCGATAGCCCTGAAGGGTGTTGCACTGGCACGGCATTGTTTCCGCACTTGCGAAGCACAAGGCAGCGGTCATGCAGGGCCGCTCGGCACTTGGTTGAATCCTCGATTAGAACCTTGTGCATTAGCCCCCGTGTGCGGGTCTTGATTGCAATCCAAAGCGGCTCCTTCCAGACAACATGCTCGGAATGGAAATGGAATCCGTGCTTTTCATGGAGTCGAATGATGTCCCCTCCGAAGTCCTTAAGAATCATCCCCTTTGGGATTGCGAAGCAATGGACCGCCGTCAATCTCCCCGGCTTGGTTATCCTGGCAATTTCCCGCACTGCAAATTCGTAATGCTGCATGAATTCATCGTAATCCTTGCAGTTGCTCATGTCCTCTTCCGCCGATGAGTAATTGTAGAGCGATGAGAACGGCGGTGAATAGACGCTAAAATCAATCGACTCATCCGGCAGGCGCGGCAGCACCTTGAGGCAGTCGGAATTGTAAATGGCGTAATCGTCCGTAATGACTTCGGTTATTTTATCCATGATGGTATTGATGGGGTTTCGTGTTTGTATGAGTTGCGTTCCATTGAAATTGAATGATTCATTTCGGAGACAAGGTTTGAAAACATCTTGTCGGCTTGTGCTGATTTGCGCTGTAAATTCTGTAGCACCCCAGCCTCACCTTCGGTGGTTATGATGTCCACATTGACCGGCTTGGTTTGGCCGAACCTCCAGAATCGGCGCACGCTCTGGTAATACTTCTCCCAGGAATGAGACGGGAAAAAGGTGGTGTGATTGCAATGCTGCCAGTTCAACCCGAACCCAGCTATTTTTCCCTTGGTAATGAGGCGCTTGATTTGCCCCTTAGCAAAGGCTTCAAACTTTTCCTCTTTTGCCTCGTCTGAATCCTTGCCTGAAATCTGGATTGCATCCGGCATAATTTCCTCAAGCATATCCCCCTCATCATTCAGGTCGCACCATAGAACCGAAATTGGATGAGGCTCGCATAGCTCCGCTGCCTTCTCACATCTCTGTTCAAGCGTAGCCCGAAGCTCCGCCCGCTGCTCTGCCAATGTCTTAGCTTTCCAAATGAACATCTCTCCCGGCAAAGGCTTTTCGTTTTCAATCTTGGTTTCCTTAACAATCAGCGGTGGAAGCTTGAACCGTTCATCCGAGAATCCTAAATCAGACGGCTTTCGGAAGGCACGGGCCCACGAGCAAACCCACTTCCAGAAATGCTTTTCGGAATGCCCTTTCAGCCTCCAGTAGCCATTGGCTCTCATGGCCTCTCGTTCCTTAGCGTCATGGTTGGCTGACTGCAAATCCTTACGGTCCTTGTCATCGACAAAGAAGCGTTGCAACACATCGAGATAAGGCAGGTTGCCAAGGGCCTCGGAAGATGTTCCAAGTTCAATGAAATCATTCGGCGCAGCCGTGGCGGTTCCAAGTAGCCGGTATGGCATCTTGGTCATAAACCGCGTAATGTCCTTCTTCCTTTGGCCGATGAAGTTTTTCAAAATGCTAGACTCATCGCAGATAGCAGCCACATAGTCAGAAGGATTGAAAAGGTGAAGCTTCTCGTAATTCGTGCAGGTGATATTACCGGCTGGTTTTCCGTCTCTTGAAATATGGACTTCGATTCCAAACTTTTCCCCTTCCCGAACATGCTGCTGGCTCACCGCTATTGGTGAAAGTATAAGGACTCGTTTATTTGTTTTCCTAGCTACGTTCTCAGCCCACACCAATTCCATCGGAGTCTTGCCAAGCCCGCAATCAGCAATGATAGCGGATTTTCCTTTTATCAATGACCATTCGACCACTGCCCTCTGGAAATCAAAAAGGAAATCCGGCATCCATACCGGCTTGAAGCCTTGGTTCATCCCGGCTTGAGTCTTGGCATCAAGGAACTGCTCGTAAGTCATCATGGTTTGTTTGGTTTAGTTGTGGCCTCAGTCGATTGCTTGGGTTGATACTGCAAATGGATATGTGGGCTGAACTCGCCCCCGCAATGATTGCAATGGATTCGCCTATTCTCTGGATGCGCTCGCCAAAAACCTATCAGCATATCCGACCCACAAACTACGCATATGCCTTCCGGTTTTGTTACTTTCGATTCATTCATAAGTCAAGGTTGCCAACACAGCCCTCGTCCCACGCTTCTTCTGCGCCTCAATTTCCTCCGTATCCGGCCAACCCAGCGCCACGCGCCAAGCATCGGCTTCGCTCTGCAAGTCGCTCCCGGTGACGATGTAGCCGGTTGGAAAGATGATCGCCCACATTTTCACTTGGTTCGCCATATCCTGAATCCTTTCTTCCCATCCACCCTTAATCGGTTGCGAGAGGTTACATGCACGTTGTGATTTATTGCCGCCTGCAACACACACTTGCGCTCCCTGTTGGTTTTAACGTCTATGTGGTTCCATGGCTTCATCTTGGCGAACACCCCGCCCCAATAGCTATGCCGCCAAGCGATTGGCGGTGGAGTGCTGATGGTGTGAGTGATTTGCGGGATGTTCATGCCAAAGCCCAAATCTTAATCGTCCTGGCATGATTACTCGGCAGCCTGCTTTGCGTGTAGCCGACGCACTTCCAAGTTTTGCCGCGCAGCACGGCACCCCAGGCATTTGGTGACTGTGGCGCAATTCCAAGCCGTAACGCCGACTCTCGCAAGTCGTCAATCGTCACCTGTCCCCGCTCGTAGGCTACGGTAAAAGAAATGTCCCGCATCGTCTCGATGAACTCCCAGTTATTAGAGGATACAAGGTCAAGCCCGCGCTCCTTCGCGGCCTCGCCTTGAGGTAGGTTAAGTGTGGCTTGTTCGGTCATACGCTGCTCTTTGTTCATATTTTAGAAGTTCAATCAATCGCGCTTTTACCTGTTCACGAGTCAGCAGCTTCCCTTCGTATTTCTTCGCATAGAAGCCTGCCACGAACGGTTTAAGCCACTCCGCGTGCTCAAAAAAGTAAGGCTGCTCCGGGTCAACTTTGGATTGAACTTGCAAGTGGCAAACCTGACAAAGCGGAAGCAGATTCCACCATTCATCATTGGCCTTGTTGCCGTCGAAATGATGCGTGGTAAGGATTCTACCCGGAACGCTATTGGAGCCGCAACGGATGCACTTATTTCCAGCGGCCTCTCTCGCCGCTCTGCGCTTCTCCTTTCCGTCCTGATTATACTGGCCTGTAAATCTTCTCATACCCTCACAATTTCTGAACTGCATCTAATTTCCCGCTGGATAAGTCTCTAACATAATGGCCAAGCACTACCCCAGCCTTATCCGGCCTATCTTCAAGCATGGAGGGAAACCCCGGCTCCCAGACCTCCATGCGATTGTAAAATCGGCAGACCAGCGTGGCATATTGCTTGGTCAGGAATACCAGCGCAACGCGGAGCTTCTCCCTTGTTTGGGCAAGCTGTCCACCTTCCTCAGTCATGGCCTCTTGTCGCCGAAGGTTCAAGGCGAGCAGGCTTCCGCATGTCCTGAAGATTTTGGTTTCGACCTTTATTCTAGACTCATGGAAGTCGGCGCACCGATTACAGGCCAGTATAGACTTCCAAAACTCAAGCTTCATCGGATCAAGTTCATCATAATCAGCAACCCCTTCGTTGCCACAAAACGTGCACTCGTAGGCCAGCCGGTTCATATCATGCCCTCCCGCCGGCACTCGCGGAGTATGGCATCAGCTTCCTTTTCCATGATGGTTTTTTGATGGATAAGGTTTGACCCGTTCGGGCTAAACTTGTGCTTCCTATCTCTATCGCTCTGGATTTGCCTCTCCAATGCGCTCCGCCAATCCGTGACGGGCCTTTTACCCCACATCCATCCCCCGGCGTTCAAAGCCAGCCATGCGCCATGGGTTTCCGACTCGGTATAGTCCGATCCGTTCTTCCTTGAATCGCTCAGCCAATTTAGGGCGGATTCAATCGGCGGAGCTTCACCTTCCTTTTCCTTTTCTTCTTCTATTCCCTTTACCGCTGCTTGTAGGCTATTCAATAGCCTATGCCCTAGCCTATGTGAGATGTCAGGATTAGCCTCTAATAGCCTATAGATAGGCTTATGAGCAGGACAAGCTTTGGAAAGAGTCCCGTTCTGGAAGGCAACAAAGTTCTGAATGAACCATTTTCCATCTGGGAGGAGTTCAACCTTGCCATTGAAAGCTCGGAGATCCGCAGCCGATACTTTCTCGCCTATCTGAAGGCTGGCCAAATCGAAATCAGGCTCCCATACGCCGATGGCGTTGCATTTGCAGTAGAGATATTCCCAGAAGCATTTAAGGCGGCAGGGGAGTTGTCGATGCCAAACCTTATCCCATTTTTCCGTCGCTGTGAATCGTTTCATGGATAAGTTGCAAGACTCAGAACGCGAGCGAGCACGCAAGAGGGAAGCCGATTCCAGCCTGGGTAGCTGGTGAACCCTGCTGCGCTCACGCTCTGAGTATTGAAACCTATCATACTTTAGCAATTCGGGCTTGCGACCCGTGACGCGATTCTTACCAAACCCCGCGAGGATGTCAACTATTATTTCAGATGGGTTTTCCGGTGGCATGAAACGCAAAGGGTTTGGAATTGGTCGGTCAAATAGTCCAGATGGTGCCCTTGGAGTCGCTTTCGGCTTCCGCATTGATCGCAGGCGGGTGAAAGTTTTTGCTTCGGTATCCTCAAGAGCCATTGGATGTATTGGCGCGTCACCCCCGCCCGTTGGGCTATCGCTTTATAGGTAAATCCTTGATTTTTAAGCGACCTTGCAAGCTCAATTTGGCTCTTTTTCTCGGCTGGATGCTTCGGTCCGTTTAGTAGGCGTGGGAAGATAACCCCGCTGCGCCGTCTTTGGTTGTAAATAGCGCCTTGCGATACGCCAAGTTCCTTTGCCAATATGGAAACGCGCTCTCCGCTTAAAATCCTTTTCAAGACGGCGGGTTCAAAAGCTATTGGGGGCTGCCCCGGTTTACGTTGCGGAATCTTGTTTTCTCGCGCTACCTGACTAATCGTGGATCTGGAAACTAGGAGCCGTTTTTGAATCTCCTCAGGCAAAAGACCTTCATGCAAAAGCTTCAAAACTAACTGTTTTTTCGATGGCTTTTCCTTCACTTTTCCTTCACTTTTCCTTCCTCGCCCTTTCGATCCATTGTTGCCAGTGGAGATCTTGGGAGAGTTGCGCTAGTTCGTGGTATGGTGTATTGACGGTCGCGGCCTCGTGAAGGCATGGCAGCCGATAGTTGTCTTGCCACCAGCCAAAAGTCCTCCCGTAGTTGGATTGTGGGTTTCATTTCTCAGAATCTTTCCATAGACCCTTCCCCCGAAGGAAACACTCGGCTCTCTGGGCGGCGGTGGCGTGAATCACCTGCCACGTTTGGTAAGCGATGTCCTCAAGCTCTGCGCCTTTCTCAAGCACGGTCACGCAATACGTCGGATGATGCTTCATTAGTTGCCGCGCATATTCTACGCACTCATCGGCGTTCATAGTTTCTTCGGCTTCATGCATCTGGTTCAGGTCGTTTAAGAAGTCGGGCACAGAATCTAACCAAGACCAGTGCAGAGGCTCGTGCATCTTCGCAGGGCCGTCCTCGTCTCCTTTGGTAAGCACCCTTTGTTTGTTGGATGCTCCATAATCCTTGATGCGCCAGCGAAAGCCAAGTGCGATGGCGATAGCAATTCTTTGCTCTAGTGGGTTCATTTGTCTTTCTTCGGGTTACTGTCGCACTCTCCACGGCGGCAGCGGATCGGATAGCAAAGCCAGGATATGAATGTGCCCAAAAATAGTCCGAAGCTCCAAGCAAGGAAAAGATGCGCAATCATTTCGGAAAAGCCTCCCCGCGATAGAATTGCCCATCTCCCCATCGGCCTAGAGTCTGGATTACCTTTTGCTCTAAAAGCTTGCGATAATCCAAACCTCTCATGCGGTGGATTTGCTCCGCAGTCACAGGTTGCCACTCGAATAGCTCGTGGAGGGCTTCCGCGTCATCGGCGCTCAAATCCATCGCAGCCCCCAGTGTAAGATGAGCCAACAAAGCGGCAGGAACATGATTCCAGCAAGGAGAATCCAAACCATGCAGGCATTGGCCCGAAGGCGATCGCGCTCCCAGTCATAGGGTATCTGATAGTAGTTGTTGGTCGGTTTCATAGTTTCAAAACGGACATTTGCCCAGGTCGGCTAGAATCTCACGTTCAAGCGAACCCATTTTATCTTCCTCCTTAATCACCGGCTCCTTAAGTGCAACAATCCACCAGCGTTCACCTTTCCATTTGTCAGGTTTCATGGTTGCGTGGAGGGCACCGGAACCGCATAGGCGCAACGGTCCTTCTACGGTTTGCACATCTCCTATCTTTACCGGGGCTGATACCCCTCCGTTCGACGGTGTTCCTTGTAGCGAGGACCGCCACAAGGCAATCACCCATCCATCCCGTTTAAATGGTTCGCAGATAGCCTCTAAATAGCCATAGCCAGAGCCATAGCCAGAGCCAGAGCCAGAGCCATCGCCATAGCCAGAGCAGAGCCATCGCCATAGCCAGAGCCAGAGCCAGAGCCAGAGCCAGAGCTAGAGCCATCGCCATAGCCATAGCCATAGCCATAGCCATAGCCTTCGCCATAGCCATAGCCATCGCCATAGCCATCGCCAGAGCCATAGCCATAGCCATCGCCATAGCCATCGCCATAGCCATCGCCATAGCCATAGCCATAGCCATAGCCAGAGCAGCTCAATTCCACGGCGAATCCTTCCATGCTTTTTCAGCGGCTTCGCTGGCTTCCATCACGGCAGTGATTCCTTGCAGGGTTATGGCTTTCACGGCAGGCCCGATTCGGCAGCCTTTTGTCGGACCGCTGGAAGCAAGCCCCATTACTCCATGCACATCGGATGACCAGTGCACGCACATTTGGGCCTGCTCAAGTCGGATTGTGGTTTGATCCTTCTCTGGGGTTCCATAGCCAAAGAATACTCCTTTATGGATCGTGGTTACGACTAACGGTTGTAGTTTTTTCATAGTTTTAAAGTATTCCCCAATCCGTTTGACCGTGCCTCGTTAAGATACTGGCTTGGTGAGGCCCGGAACGAATGACGCACTCCGGCAAATACCGGCGCGAGGAACGGAAGGGGAAAGTCATTTGATTAAGAATGGTTTTATGAATTGTTGCAGTTGTCTGGAGAAGTCATCCGAAAGGACATCGCAACGCATCACGTTGCGGCCCCAAGCTCACATTCTTGTTGACAATCGGCTGCATGATAATGCCATTAGTCCCAAAAAGTGTTTTGTGCTTCTTCCATTCCTTGCGCACCTTGTTGGCCTGCGCCGGGGTAAGTTTGAATGTGAACGATGAGAGGATATGTTTCATGTTGCTTCAGGTTGTTTGGCTCTCGATTTCAGGAATGTTATCGCCGCGTGTGCCTTGCGCAATTCGGCTTCCAGCTTGTCAACCGTCTCATGCGTCATGCCGCCGCGTTCCGCAGCTTCGACAACGATGTCATGCGATTGCACTACGGCGCGGCAAAGGGCTGCCCAGGTTGCGTCAGGTTTTAGGGGCATCGTTGTCCTTGTCCGAGCCAGCCGACGCCGGGTCGGATTAGCGGTAGCACTTGCTTCCGGCCCCGCGCCAGCATGGCCCTTTTGTGGTTTACCCTGCGCTCTACGTCCTGCTGCGCAAGCTCGTTCAGGCGAATCCGCCAGTTGAATTGCCGGGAGGTCATATAGTTTTTTCTGGTTCAGGGTCATAACCGCCTTCCAGTTCTTCGGGGAAGAAGCAGTCCATCGGCTTCCCATTCCATGTGCATTTCACGCACCAGCCAAAGCCCGATACGACGATTATTTCCAAGGCTCTTAATGCCTCGAACATGGCCTCGGCGCGTATTTCCTTTACCTGCCTGATACGATAGAAAAGAATGTCGCAATCTTTGCGAGGGCCATCCTTGTATAGAAGCCCTCCAGTTAGGGCCACATGGCAACCGAACTTGGGGCAGATCGCCTCTATGGCCATGCAAATCGAAATCGCTTCAGGCTGTGTCCAATTCGTCATACCGCCTCCTTCAGGTATAGAAGCTCGTTGCCATATTTGCCTTCCGCATACTCGGCAACAATCTGCTTGCCCTTGAGCGGGCCAGCGATTTGATCCATGAATTTGGCGTCGAAGGTATTCGCCCAGAACAGCTTTTCATCGGTATTCATATCCGTCGCAACGCCGATGCCGATGCCATAGCGGAACGTGCCTTTCTTTTTCGTCTCCTTTTTGTTGGTGACTTTTACCCAACCTTTGATGGTGGGGTTGGTGATTGGATTATCCGCTTCGGGTTGAACTGGTTCCGGCTCCGGTTGCGCATCTTCCGGCGTAGCGTCAACCGCAACACCAGCAAACTCTTTAAGCCGCGCCATAAACTCCTTCCAATGGGCACCGATGTAGTTCATCGCGTTCTCGTTCAAGTCGCCCAAATCCTCATTTGGCATCAATGCCGTCGAGGCATCCGAACCGTCTGAGGTAAAGTTGCGCAGGTATTGCAAGGCGACTTCCTCCATGTCACCCAGGAGCAAGCGCATGGTTTTAATCCGGTCTGCCAGCGAGCGAGGCGCTAAACTCTCAGGATTGGCCTTTTCCGCGCTTGCGGTTGCCGGTTTGACGGGTTTTTGTGGCGTTTGTGCGGTATTATGGTGGTCTGCACGCCTGACGCCGTGTTGCCGCTGTTTCCAGCCCTCGCACCAATCCTTTTTCCAAGCCTGCAACCCCACGCCAAGCTTTTTAGCGCAGCGCCGGAATGCCGCCGTTTCGCTCCCCTCTGCGGCATCCCCATAGCTCTGGGTAGGGTTGCCGTGATAATAGACCATATCACCGATGGCCTCAGCTACCAGGCAGCCACGGACGAGCAAAGCGCAATCGGCATAGAGGCGCGTTGCCTTGCCTCCCTTCTGGGTCGTGAAGTCCTCGCCCCAGTGCGGACGGGAACGAATCAGCGCCCACTGGCCCATACCGATTACGGAATCGAAGCGGTCGCGCAAAAAGGCATGTTCAAGGTAAAGGAGATCCGCATTACCACCTGCGCCAAGCTTGAAAGCATCGTCTTGGAAGTCGGCTTTTAAGCCCTCGATTTCCTCTTTGCTAAGCTGCAAGGTAGATGCTCCGTGATAGCCACGAGCCAACACCCCAGCCACGGCGTCAATCCTCGCCTGCGCCGGGGTCATGGCCTCGGCTGGCTTCGCAACGTCGGTTTTAGCAACCGGCATTAGGTCCACGTTTTCATCAGTGCCTCTCGGCTCCGTCAGCGTCAATTCGTTCATGTCGCTGTCTCCTGTTCAATCTGGTTTATGAGCGGCTGAACCGCTGCCCGTGCTTGCCGCTGCCAAGCTGTGGGGCTATGGCTTTCGTCGGCCCGCTTGTCGTAAAACTCTTGAACCTTTTCAGCACAGTCGATGAGCAGGTTTGTCCGCTTGCGCCTAAAGTCGTCCCACTGCGCCTGATTTGTGCAATCCTGAATCGCATCTCGTGCGCGATTCTCGGCAACGAGTAGGTCGTTAAGTAGTTCCACCACTTCGGCTTGGATTAGTTTGGGGGTGTTCATATTTTAAAAGTAGGCGGATAACGCGCCGCCCCGCGTGACGAATGATGGCTGCACCAAACGTCAAATTGGTTTAGCCGATGTGAGCCTTTACAGGTTGCATCCGAATCGAATGGCCAGCCGCCCGGCCCGCCTGCCGTGCGCTATTGTCAAACCGCGTGCGAGAGGCTGAACACTTGCGCAAGTTAAGATGAACGTCCATCCAAGATTGTGCCTCCGCTTCGCGCTTCTGGATGTTGGCAATAGCCATTTGCACGCGAACCAAGGCGAGCTTCTTCACTTCTTCCGCCTGCTGCCTAGCTTGAATCTCAGCAACTACGTCCTGCTGCGTCTGTTTGGTTTGTGCGGCGAGCCGTTGGGCAACGGTTTCCACAACGCCGATTCGGTAATTGTTGGCCCATGTGCGCCCATGCCCCCGGCAATCAGCCTTTGCCAGCCGTTCCACTTCGCGCTTCAGCCAAGCGTAAAGGTAGCGCACCGTTGAGACATCCGAGGCACGGCCAACAATCGCAATACCGCCAAGCCTGCTGGAATAGCCTTTGACGCCGTTAGCCTTGCCCAATGCAAGGAACAGCCGCCAAGACCATGAGGAGATTTTACCAGCCCCGGCGTCAAGCGGGTCAGAGGCGAAGTCCTGAATCGGTTCATCGGGCTGCGCGTCACCGTTGGCCGCATAGTTCAGCGCCGTAGATTCGATCTTGAATCGGTCGATAATCTCCTGCGCCTTGGAAGCGGCAAGGGCTGCTTCGTTGGGGTTGGGTGACTGCGAGAGCCTCAAGAGCTTCGCAACTTTCTGGATTGCTTCGTCGTAGTTCATGCGGCCTCCTGCATGGATTGTTCGCGGGCGACCTTCTTTATCTCCCGCCGTAGTTGCGCGAAATACTTCGGGTCGTTTATGGCCTGAGCCAAATCCTGCTCCAACCAGCCGACGCGATAAGAGCATTGGTTGCCCAGTTCGGGGTTGGTAATTGTCCGGTTCAAATACGATTCAACATGCGCGGCTTTTACTGTAATTGTTTTCACGTCATTCGCTTTCTTTTCTCGGAGCTTGATTGCTTCCGATGGTCAAAGCCTAGACTGTAGGGGCTACAATAGCAACAACTATTTTCAAAAAGTGAAAGATTTTAGTTGGGCTAATATCAGCTATTAGTGGCGCTTAATTTCCGCGCTCGAACAGCCCTGGCTTCCGCGAGTTGCTTCAAGCGAGATTTTCGGCGCGGTTTGCGCCAGCTTCGCAATCCGCCCTCTCGCCCCTTGTCGGCGAACCATTCCGATGTGAATACCTTTTTACTCATGGCCTTGGATTATAGCTGAAGGGGCTTCAATGTCAAGCCAAGAGCGATTTAATAGTGATTATTAGTAAAACTAAAAACTTCAGGAAAATGAAAATAATGCTTGCGTTCTGTAGGGGCTACAGTAAAGTGTCCACAGATAGCAGCAAACACGCTGCGAAACGAATGACGAAAAATATGAAAAACTTAGCGAAATTGAAAAACACCTTGAAATTGATGGAACCACGCGCCAATCTGTCCGCAATGAGCATCAACCCTGGCGATTCCCTCGAATTAACAGATAGAATCATCGGCCAGCAATACAATTACTTCAAAGCGGAATACCTCGGTTGGAACGGCAGCCGTAGCAGAGTTATCGCGGAAGTCTCCGGCTGTTGGGACACTGAGGATGACGCGGAGGATGCGTTGAATGAACGGGTCGATAAAGTGCGGCAGGATTGGTATGATCGCGCCGGTCAGGATGCGGACACCGCTGATGACACACATGGCGGATGGCTCTCGGATTACAAAACATTCACTTACAGATTCAGCGTAACCCCCACAGTTAACGGGCGACTTGATCATGATCGTTCTTTGTGGCTAAACCCTGGTGAACTCCCTGAGTGGAAGAGCGCGGAATGAACCAACTCTCCACCGATGACCGTTGCCGGGTACTGGCCTGCCTTGTCGAGGATGAGGTGCGGCTGGCTTGGTGCGCTTTGAATGACGTTGACTTATCATCAGCCAAGCTCGGATCAATCACGGTTCAGGCCGTCAAGGAGACGAATGGAAGCCGTTGACATCCCCGACCTCATATCCCGCGCCGACGCCCTGCTCTGGCAACTCAAGGGTAGGGCGAATGCGGCGTTTCGCGATGGCAGGCTTGACTATCTGCAATGGCTCGCTAAGGCTATCGAGGATATGGAGCGGGTTAAAGCCGAGCTTGAGGAGATGCTATAAAGACAAGGCCATGCAATCAAAACTCCCTATCGCATACCAATACGCATACCCCCCGGTATAGGTTCTATCTCGGAGGGGTTTTGCGGAAGGTTCCATGCTTTTGTTTATTACCTAGGCACTATTTGCCCACTTTCGGTTTCAACCTTCTATGATAGGCACAAATTACCTACCGCTTGAGATGCGGGCAAGTCGTCCCGCAAGGGACACTTGCCGCGTCGAAAGCGGAATTGCCTCCTACTGGCTTTGGTCCGTTTCCCCAGGACCCCCCTTATTTATATTTATATACGTCGCCATGTCGCTATCAATCGCTACTTTTCGCTACTAAAATAAAAGTTGACTGCGTAGCGAGTCCCCTTAAAATATCGCCATGCTAAATGAGTTATGACCGGCTGGGTTCCAATCGTCAGCGACATCGTTGAATCCTCGCTCTGGGAGGAAGCGGATTACGTGGTCAAGGTTTTCATTACGATGCTCGCCAAAAAGGACAAGTTTTTCTTCGTGCGAGGTGACATCTATACCGTTGCAAAATGGGCCAATAAAACCGACAAGATTGACGAGGTAATCGAAGCCCTTCGAGTGCTTTCCTCGCCTGACACCCGTAAGCCGCTTGTGAAGCAGGAATTCGACGGGCGCAGAATCGAGGCAAAGGAAGGGGGATGGTTCATCCTTAACGGAGAGAAATATCGGAAGCTCGTGACTCATTTCAAGGAAACTCAGCGCAAGCGGGAATGGGCAAACTCAAACCGCAAACGTAAAGTCAATAGCCCCCAGGCCCGCGAGCGGCTGGCTACGAATGGAATATGAGCAGATTACTTGCATTTGAAACAATGACGGCTGAGCAGGCCATCGAATTGATAAGGCTCTCGAAAGATTTCAACTCCGACTTTGAACCGCAAACGGAAGCCGGGAAAGTTATTCATGCTTCGAGAGTTGCGGTCTTTACAGCGGCATCTAATCGGCTGGTTTATTTAGCGGCAAGCCCAACTCAAAGACAGGCCGAATTTCCACAATCCGAATGCCCAACGAATAATCCAGGGCCAATGCCATGATTTACGCCAAGATGCCATCGAATACTCCGCCGGAACCTCCGCCACCCCCTCCTGCACCTTCGATAATTCATATCACAAATGCAGAAGGGCGGGTTTACTGCGGCGCAGCCAAGCGACCAATTATCGGAAGCAACACAAAGTTATGTGGAGAATGCCTCGCATTGCACGCGGTCGTTGCTTTGGAATATATTAGGGGGAGATAATGGACCAACCTGACCTCGGTTCAAGCATCCTTCTTCTTTTCCTAGCTGCTATCGGAATTACGCTTTTCGTTCTGGCCGTTACTTGGCTTATTCTGCCGTGGATTCTGCTTCCGAAGATGGATAAGCTTGTCAAGGCGCAGCAGCGGACTAATGAATTGCTGGAAATAATTGCTAATGGCCCATGAGCCTCCCCGATAAAATCACCGCCGCGGAACTGCGGGAGATTACCGGCTTGACCGACCGTCGCCACCGGCAGATGTGCGATCAATTCGATTATCTTCCCGCCCCGGTTGATGGGCTTTACGAATTCCTGCCGTGGGTTCGGGGCTTTATCAAATACCATGATGAACGGGCAGAGCGAAAGACTTCCAGCATTGCCGATGAAAAGCAAAAGAAGCTTTGCGCCGAGCGGCAACTTGTCGAGATTGCTTTGGCACGGGCCAAGGGGGATGTGCTTGACGCTGGCCTTGTCGAAAAAGAGTGGTCTGAAACCATCCTGCTATGTCGCCAGAAACTTTTGAACATACCGAGCAAGGTTGCGCCCCGGCTACTCTACGTTAAGACGCAGCAGGAGATGGAGGCCGAGATTCAGAAGGAAATTGATGAGGCGCTGGCGGAGTTGAGTCAACCAAAACAAAAGGAACAAAATGGAGCTATTGAACACTGAATCCATACCGCCAGATGTGCGCCTTGCAGCTATCAAGGTTGGGGAGTATTTCAAAATGCAAGGCATTCGAAAATGGAAACTTTTCGATATTCAATCACGCGAAGAACCGAGAGAGTTTTGGATTGACCCCATTACTCAAAAAGTATTCAACCGGCACGAACAGGGATGCATTCACGTCCGCGAAGTGATTGAGGAAAAGCCTTTCGATATTCACACGAAATTATGGGTTTGCCCAAATTGCTACATCACTACAGATAACGACGAGCGAAGCCACATGTGCAAGGGAAGCGTATTCCATCTGCATGAGCGAAAGCCTTAACAAAGCCCTCCAGCTATTCCGCCCCCCACCGCGCCTTAACGTGGCCCAATGGGCGGAAGCCAATCGCATGATGAGCCGTGGGCAGTCACCGGAGCCGGGGCGCTATCGTTGCGACCGATTGCCATACCAGCGGGAACCGATGGAGGGGCTTACCGACCCGACTAACGGTGGAACAATTCTGATTTGGGCGAAGCGGTTGGGTAAGTCCGAGATAATGAATAACGCCATCGGATTTGTCATCGACTCCAACCCGGCAAACATCCTCGTAAAATATCCGACAAGGGAAGGCGCGGAACGATGGTCGAAAAAAAGCCTGGCTCCGATGTTCAGAGACACGACGGCGCTCCGCGACAAGGTGCGAACACCCCGCGCCAAGGATGCTGGAAACACAATCCACTCCAAGGAATTCCCCGGAGGGTCGATTACGATTGTAGGTGCCAACTCCCCGGCTTCGCTCCGCGCTGTTTCCTGCAAGTGGATATTCCAAGATGAGATAGATTCAGACCAACCAAACACGGAAGGAGATCCGGTAGATCAAGCCGATGGCCGAGCAGAAGGTTTTTATGATGCGGTTTATTTCAAGTCCTCGACGCCTACGCTCAAAGGAATTTCACGCATCGAAAAGGAATTCGAGGAAAGCGATCAAAGGTATTGGTTCTGCCGGTGCCCTCGCTGCCAGCACGAGCAAACGCTAAAATGGCGGCAGGTCAAATGGACTTGGCCGAATCCAGACCAGACGGAACGGGCAGACCCGGAGCAGGCTGTATATGTCTGCGAGTCCTGCCATGCCGAGCTTTCTGATTTCGAGCGGGTTCGTATGGTCATGGCTGGCCGATGGATTGCCCTGAAACCACATCGACGCAAGCGCGGCTATCATCTGAACGGTCTTTATCGCATCATGGGGAAGAAGCGGCATTTCAATTCTTACCTTCATGAATTCGTGGTCGGTTTCCTCGATGCCAAAAGCAAAGGCCGCGAGTCCCTGATGTTCTGGACAAACACATTCCTTGCCGAGACGTGGGAGGATGAGGGGGAGAAGGTAGAAGTTGACCCATTGCTTTTGCGCCGGGAAGAATACGGCCCGATGCTCCCGCCCGATGTCTGCTTACTCGTGGCCGCTGTTGACGTGCAAGGGGACCGGCTGGAATGCCTTTGCACTGGCTATGGGTTGGCAGAGGAAACATGGGCGATTCAATTCCGCCGGCTGTTCGGCGCTCCGCACAAGCCGGAAGTCTGGAAGAAGCTTGATGAATGGTTTCAACAATCCTTTGCGCATCCATGCGGGCAGCAACTCAAGCTTGCGATTATGGGCATCGACACCGGGGGTGTGGTGGATTCCGCCTCATTCGCTATCCCGGTTTATCGATATGTGAAAACCAAGCAGCAAGCCTCTCGCGGTTGCCCCGGTGTCATTGCGATCAAGGGCAGCAGCATCCGGGGCGCTCCACCTGCTCTTGAGCGGTTGCAAAAGAGCGGGATTAACCTGCTGATGGTTGGCACCGATGGATTAAAGAGCACCGTCCACGAGCGGTTGCGTATCCCTGAGCACGGCCCGCGCTTCATGCACTTCCCTCGCCCATATCGCACAGGAGACGGCCAGCTTGTCGATGCCGGTTTCGGTGAAGATTTTTACAAGCAATTTGCCGCCGAGGAACTGCGCACGCGCTATGTGAATGGCTATCCTCAAAAGGTTTGGGTTAAGGTAGCGGCTCGCAATGAGGCGCTTGACCTTTATGTTTACACGATTGGATTATATGAATTGCTGAATCCCGATATGGCATCATTGGCAAGATTATATGCGGCAAAATCGAAGCCAATGGCCCCGCCGATGGCGGAAAATAAATCGCACCCAAAAGAGAAAATAAAGCTTGCCAGATTTACGATGAAACGCTTTACTTGAACCATCGGGCATTAAGAGTGCCCTTCAAAAAATGAAACGCAGCAAAACAATTCCGCTTGCCGCAGCCAGTCGGCCTAAAACTTCGCGCCGGGTGTGGTATGGTGCGGGCCGAAAGGCCGGTAAGGTAAGGCGGGGTCAGGCTGGGTTTGGTGGCGCGGGCCGGGGTCCGGCGGGCTGGGGTTTGGTTCGGTATGGTTCGGGTCGTAAGACCGGCATGGTAGGTTAGAGTTCGGTAAGCTAGTGCGCGGCAGTCTGTAGTTAGGCGTGTATAGCTAGGGCATTCAGGCGGCGGGATTACTCCCGCCGCCTTTTTATTCTTTACACCGTCTCGCTTAAACCGCAATCGGACTTGCAATGAGTCTGATTGCGAATGTGCCGCTCGTTGAACCGCTAAGATTTGAGGCTGGTTCAACCCTGCTTTTTCAAAAGAGTTTTCCAGATTATAGCGGGACAACTTGGTCCCTAAACTACTATCTTCGCTCCCCTGCATTGGCCGCTATTAACATAGCCGCTACCGCAAACGGTTCCGACTTTCTCGTCAACATCCCGGCGGCTACAACGGCTTCATGGGCCGCCGGGACTTATCTAATGTCAGGTGAGGTCAGCTTGTCACCAGACCGATTCACCATTTATCAAAATGAAATCGTCATACAACCCAACGCGCAGGCGGCATCGACCCTTGATTATCAGACCTGGGCGCAAAAGACTCTGGCCATTGTCGAAGCGGTTATTTCCGGCGCAATGGCACGCCGAGACGTTTCCTATTCGATTAACGGGAGAAGCATTTCATCCATGACCCATATCAAGTTGCTTGAATCCCGCGCTTGGCTTAGGGCTGAGATAGCGCAGGAAAAGTCATTCGGAAAGAATCGCAAGATCCTGACCCGCTACGTTAATCCAACCTTCTCGTGAAACTACTTCAACGCGCTTTAGGTGCTTTTGGTTATGCAAAGATATTCAAACCGGCTGTGCGCTCCTATCAGTCCGGTCAGATTACTCGCCTGACTGAGGACTGGGTTCCATCCGTCCAGACCGCCGATGTTGCCATAAGATACAATCTCAGGCTGCTTAGATCGCGCTCTCGCGACCTTGAGCAAGAGAACGATTGGGCACGTAAATACTTTTCCGTCATGGAGAACAATGTATTGGGCCATGATGGAATTAGCCTGCGCATGAAGTGCCAAGACCCGAACGGCAATCCAGATATTTATGCAAATCGGGTAATCAAGGCATCATGGGATAAATGGTGCAAGCAGGCTAATTGCTGCCTGAACGAAGAAGATGACTTTGTAGATGTTCAGAAGCTTGCGCTCCGATCCGCTCTGCGTGACGGAGGAATCCTTGTCCAAATAAAGCGCAATGCAAACCTCAATGATTGGGGATTCCGTTTGAAGCTTTTGGAGATTGATTATCTCGACATCAATTATTCAACCGTTCTGCCAAATGGTAATTTCATTTTCATGGGAGTTGAAAAGAATCCTGACACCGGAAAGGTGAATGGATTTTGGCTTTTGGCCAGGCATCCTGGCGAGCAATATTTTGGGGCATTCCCGTATTATCGCTATTTCGTTCCGAGGGAGGAAATTATTCATTGGTTCATCAAGGAGCGAACCACTCAAAGCGTCGGCGTTCCGTCATTGAGCAGCACAATGAAACGACTAAACATGCTTGATGGATATGAGCAGGCCGAGCTTAACGCAGCGCGTGAAGCAGCCGTCAAAGGCGGATTCTTTACCAGCGAAAGGGGAGACACCTACCAAGGGCCAAAAGATGAGGATGGAAACACTCTGGCCGACTTCTCACCAGGACAGAAAGATGAATTGCCTCCGGGAATGAAGTTTACTCCTTATGATCCGCAACATCCAACTTCTCAACATGCTGGCTTCGTTAAACACGAGTTGCATGGGGTAGCGGCGGGAGGAGGGGTAAGCTATACCACATTAACGGATGACCTTGCGGAAGTGAATTTCAGTTCCATGCGAGGCGGAAAGCTTGAGGAGCGCGAGCAGTTCAAAAAGATTCAGGGCGATATGATTCGTAGGCTATTGGAGCCGATATTTGAGGCATGGCTGGAATCCTCAATGCTTAACAAGGCCCTTTCCTCATTCCCATTCGAGAAATTCGATAAGTTCAACTCTCCTAGCTTCCGTGGTCGTCGATGGTCATGGGTTGACCCTCAGAACGATATTACCGCTGCGCTTACGGCTATTGACGGCGGTTTAGGAACGCGCACGGATTATCTTGAGGAAAACACTGACACTTCCGACATCCAGGAAACCTTTGCCACACTAAAGATGGAGAAGGATTTAGCAGCTAAGGCTGGGTTGGTATTCACAAGCCCCACAAAGGGAGGCGGTTCACCACAGGAATCTAAACCCAAAGAAAATACTCAAAAGGTAGTTGACAATAAGACGGATAAAACGGAATAGGCCAGCAACATGGCGAAAGCTATCAGACAAAGGATAGGCCCGCAGCAGCGTGCGGTGCGAATCGACTCCACTAAAGTCGATAAGGAAAAGCGCACGGTTGAACTCGCCTTTTCATCCGAGCTACCCGTTGAAAGATGGTGGGGAACTGAGATTCTTTCCCACGATCAAGGCTGTTGCGATATGGCCCGTCTGAACAACGGTGCTCCTCTGCTTTTAGACCATGACATGCGCGCCCAGATCGGAGTGGTTGAACGCGCCAGCATTGACCCCGACAAGGTTGGACGAGCCATTGTCCGATTCGGAAATGGACCACGCGCACAAGAGATTTTTCAGGACGTAATGGATGGAATCCGCAGCAAGGTTAGCGTCGGTTATTCCATTAACACAATGCTCCTGGAGGAAATGGATGGTGATCCTGATGACGATGACGATATGGAGGAAACCTATCGCGCCGTAAATTGGATGCCCTATGAGATTAGCCTGGTGTCCATACCAGCCGATGACACGGTAGGGATAGGCCGTGGAATCGACCAAAAGAAACGGGACATTGATCCCGCCTATCCTGAAACAGTAATCGAATTGTCCCCTACTTTTGACACAAGCAATATGAAAAGATCCCATCCACTTTTTGACTCAGCCCCTGCCGCTGGCGGCGGCGGAGCTTCACCCGCACCCAGTCCAAAGGCTACGCCGCCAGCGCCTCCTCAAGCCCCGGCAATCATCATCGACGCACGCGCCGCGGAGAAAACCCGCGTGAAGGAGATTCTGGCCATCGGCACTCGCTTCCGAAAGGTAAGCGAAGCCAATTCCGCCATCGAATCCGACCTGTCCGTTGAGGCATTCCGCAAGCAAATCATGGACGGCATGAGCAGCACGGAAACCCCGGAATCATCCCCGGCTGACCTGCATGACATCACGCGCAAGATCATGAGCCTTGGCGAGCAGTTTATTCGTTCAAAGCAATACCAGCAGATTATCGCCTTGCGCGGAAAGCGCGGCGAAGATGGCGAAAAGTCGCGCTTCACCCTCGATATTCCGCTGGATGGTTACTCCTTCCGACAGCCAGTGATCCCTGGATATGAGGAACGCGCCACAGTTTCAAGCAGCGGTTTGACCTCCATTCAAAAGCTTCCCGATGTGGTTCAGTTGGGCGTTGTCCCGATGCGTGTCGCCGACGTGATTATGCCGGGGCAGACATCGGCAACCACCGTCCGATACATTCAGGAAGCCGCGTTCACCAATGCCGCCGATGCGGTTGCGGAAAATGCCTCAATCCCAGAGGAAACCTGGAGTTTGTCGGAAGTCGATGCTGCTGTTAAAAAGATCGGCACCGTCGCCCGCGAAACCGAAGAATTGATGATGGATTACCCGGCGGTCCGGTCCTACATCGACCAGAGGCTTCAATACAAAGTCGGCATCAAAGAGGATTCCGAGCTTCTGAACGGCAGCGGCTCAGGTGCCCATATCAAAGGGATTCTGAACTTCTCCGGTCTGAATACTCTGGCATTCGGCGGCCCCGGCGACACCTTGCAGGATGCGCTTTACAAGATTCTGGTCTTAGTGCGCACGACCGGCTGGGCGCAGCCTTCCGCCTACATCATGCATCCTACCGACTGGCAGAACGTCAGGCTGGCCAAGGATAAGAATTCTCAATACCTCGCCGGTGGACCATTCACAGGGCCTTATGGCCAAGGCGCGTATCAGCCAGCCGGATACCTTTGGGGATTGCCGGTTGTCGAGACCACCTCGATTGCTCAGGGAACCATCCTCACAGGCGCATTCAATTCCGACGCTCAAATCTTCCGGCGGCAGGGGTTGACAGTTGAGATGACGAACTCCGATGCCTCGGATTTCATGAACAATCGCATTGCTATCCGGGCGTATGAGCGTCTGGCGCTCGCTGTCTATCGGCCTTTGTCGTTTGCGACACTGACCGGCGTGCCCACTTCCTAAACCATCTGAGACACATTTAACATGAACAAAAACATGAAAAAACTTCTCTCACTTATCTTCGGTTTGTTCCTTGGCTTTAATGCCACGGCTCAAATCGCGCCTCTTCCATTATTCATTCCGGCTCTTACCAATATCGGAGGTTCTGGTGCTGGGTTGATTCTCGGAGGTTTCACCAATCAGTTCAATCTGGCGGCGAATGCAGGACAGACTAACCTCCTTCTTGGAGTTGCTATCACGAATTGCTCACCTACCAGGTTCCGAGTATTGCCTCTTGAAGGAGTGGCATTTACGGCAGCTATCGGTGTAACCAATGCATTAAGCGGATCGAATATTATTTTTAACTTCAACGTCTCTATTGATGGGACGAATTGGAGCCAAAATAATCCCATTGTAGCCACGTTTCCCCTAGGGTCTAATATCCTTACCGGGGGAGCTGCTGCTGGGGGCGCTGCTGCGCTATGGCTGTTCACAAACTTCCCGCCTAATGCTCTCAATAATGCGCAGTTTATTCGTCTGGATAATATCCAGCACATCCACACGAATACTGTATTCCTAAGTAATACATTCTTCGGGACATTCCGATGACCCTCACTTCCGCATTCAATCGTCAGGGCCGCTCCCTTATCGCAAGGGAGCGGCTCTATTTGGACGTAACACGAACCAAAGTGCTAAAGCATGGAGATGAGGAGTTGAAAAACGGAGGCGTATTGCTCGTGGCAAAGGACGGCGAGATCCCAGAAGAAGAAGTCAAACGTCTTGGCATCGAAAAAATGTTTGATCCTGAAACCGCTTCCGCGGAAAAGATTGCATCCAGGTCAACACGAATTCCAAGGAATCTTGAGACACGATGACCGAGTCGCAGTTACTATCCGACCAGCAGATTCCTTTCGCCGACTTTCCGACCGAGGAATTGAGGTATTCTGGAATCCTGTTTGACGCGCTGGTGATTAACGACGCAGGAAACCTTGAGCTTGAGGACGGCGGGTTTATCGACAATCCAATCATCCGGGTTGCCATCGAGCGCAGCCAATTCGAGGAAAGCAACATCACAATCCCTCCAGAAGGTCAAGGCGGAATCGCATTCCGAAGGCAGTCTTGGAGGGTTTCAAATCCAAGCTCAAGCGATATGCAGGGCAGCGTAATTCTGGATTTAGTCACCGAAAACAAATGAGCAGAGGCAGCGCCAGCCTAAAGATTGAACTTGAACGCACGCCGTCAAAGCGGTGGCGATGGCAGTTGGTTTCCTTCATCGGAGAACGCATTGAAGGCGGAATGGAGGTGGTGAAGGAAAAGGCGCAGCAGGCCGCCTCGGAAGCATATCACCGAATCAAGCCGCGCTTTCGCACCGAGAACGAATACCGGCGCGACCATCAAATCCGATACCCAAGGCCTTTCAATGGACTTCACCGTTGATGCATCGGGATTTAATGCAGCCTGTGAGGAGTTGATCCAGCTTTCGGACAAGACTTACCCTGAGTTTGTTAATGGTAGAATGTTCGCCGTGGCAATCAAGGCAAAGAATCTGACCAAGTTTGCCGACCGTTCAGCAATTCAGAATCAGATGGGTGGATTCATCGTCGAAGGCGGCACCTTCAAGCGCGGTGCGCGTGCAGGCCAAAAGCGAAAGGATAGGCAGTTCTATGACCTTTCCAAAGGCTCATCGGCCAGCAGGATTGTGAACTGGCGAAGAATGCAGCAGGGAAAGAAGTGCATTTGGGGTCAAAAGTTGAGAGACGCATCGCAGCGCATGATTTCATCAAGGTTGCAATCAATCGGATTTATCAAGTCCGGTTGGATTTATGCCATCCGGGAGCTTCAGAAGGTTGTTTATGGAGTCAAGGCCGCATCCGATGGATTCCGAATCAAACTCAAAGGCGCTCCAAAGGGCGGCGCTAATCCGGCAAGATTCGCCGTCAATTCCCTAGTCTCATCGGAGATTTTCAACACGTCCCTGATTGCCGGAAGCAAATACGGATCGAATTCCGACCCAATGTCGATAGCCAAGCCAGCATTGGAACAGGCTTTGGCCGATGAACAAGCCGAGATGCAAAAGCATTACGTTGAAAAGTTCCAGCCGTTGGCAAACAAATTTAACTCTAAGTGAATGACATCACCGGATTACTTGAAGATGCCGCGCAAGCCTATCTGCGCTCCGTTGTTCCATCTCGTATTCCAATCAAACAAATCTATACAGGATTGGATGATGAGAATATTATCCTTCCTCGTGTGGTTTGCATTTGCCAGAGCGCACGGGCAATCATTCAGCCGGAAGGCAACTGGGAAGCGGATTTGCAGGTGTTTGTGCGAACCAATGCGGATGATACAACCAGGGTTACGCATCGGGCTATTGCGAGCGAGATTTTCGGATTTTTCGCAATCGGAAGGGAAACTATTTCAGATGCTTTGTCGGCGTCTTTTACCAACTTTGCCGCCGATGATGTTCAGATGCAGCAGCAAGGTTGGGATCGGATAACAACAGATAATAGTCGTTCGTGGCGTAGCTGGATGTTTTACCTGGTGCGTTGCAGGGCGAGCGATTAACAGAAAGGTTACAGTATGGCAGTCACAATCGAATCACAGGTTGGAAAAGCAGTCATTAGCGGAGTAAGGCCAAACGCCGATGGAACTCCTGGCACGGCCACGAATACGGCTGACACTGTTGGAGGCGCACTTAGCGCGGCGATCTCCGGCAATGTGCAAAGCTCAAAAGGTTCTGAGGAATGGGACGAGCGGGAGATTATCTCTCAGGATGGAGCCACGGTTGAAACCATCGTCTCCTATAAGCGCAGGCGGTCTTTGAGCTTGAAGGTTATTCCCAATGGAACATTGAGGTCTGATGCTCAGGCTATCATTGACCATATCCGGGCAATGGGGCCGAATTGCCAAATCACTTTGGCAGCGTTCAAAGACGCGTGGATTAACGGAACTTGGAACTACAAGAGTGGTGGTTCAATCGAGTATTCCGCTGAGGGATATGTTGTAGCCGACATATCCATCATGCAATACATGAAGGTTTCCGATGGATCATTCGCTGCGTTGGCCGCTGTTACTGCATGATTTGTGGACATCCGGTCATTATACCGGGATGCCATATTTCCTAAGCAGCACCTTTGCCTTGGGCTGATTTTGCATCCCTACTGCGCGGGGCACGAAGTCCTGCTTGACGCCTTCGACTCTCCTTTCCTGATGGATGACTTGCCATCATTCGAGGACTTGATCGAAGCTGTCTATATTTGCGCCCAGCCATATTCAAGCGCAAAGTCGAATAGAATTGCAAAGATTGGAGTTAGATTCTGGTCTTGGCGAACTCGCAAGATGGATTTGGCTAAAGAGTTTGTCAGGTTCAAGGATTACATTTCGGAAGGCCGCGCCTTCCCGGATGAAATAAAATATAAGATCGACACCGAGGAAGTATCATTTACCTCACCATCAGTTCAGCGCCTAAAATGCTTCCTGATGAAAGAGATCGGGATTACGGAGGAGCAGTTCCTAAATCAGACTCTAGCTAAATCAAATGCCGATTTTTGCACCTTGCAGGAGTTGAAGGGAACTATGGGCGGCCAGACAGATACCGATAAAGCTCTTTGGGAAGCACATCGAAATAGTCTAAAGGAGAATGCATGAACATCCTTACCCTAATGGCTAAGGCAACACTTGATGGAAGGCAGTTCAAGGCTGGGGTGAAGGAGCTTGAACATGCGGCGGATCATTTTGCAAAGGATAATCTGAAATATGTAAAACGCGCTATTATTGAAGCCTTTAGCATCGGTGCCATCGTTGAATTTACAAGACATGTTATTGAATCGGCAGAAAGAGTGAACCATCTTTCGGAGCAATTCGATGTTTCTACAGATGAGGTGCAAAAGGTTGATTTTGCGGCAAAGAAAGTAGGTCTTACTTTCGAGGACTGGGCCAATGCTTTGATCAAGATAGGAAAGGCTAGAAAGGAAGCAGGAACAAATCAGGACATAAGGAGCGTATTTGAGAGATTTGGTCAAGGATGGGATCGCGTCAATGATTCAGCGATCACTAATGAGCAAATCCTTAAAGACATTCTTAGGAATTATAGCGAGATGGAGAAAACTTCAAGGACAAGGGCCGAATTCGATGAACTTGCCGGGAGGAAAGCGGAACGGTTACTCGCAATGTACGAAAGAATGAATGAGCTTCCGCCTACTATGATGAGCAAGGATGATCTTGATCGTGTTAAGGAGGCATTAATTGCATGGCAAGGAATTGAGCAGAGCGTTACCGCGTCCGCCATCCAGACAGTTCGCCTTATTCCCGCAACTCAGGCATTCGCAAAGTGGCTGGCTCATGGAGGCTTTGGAAAGGGATCGACGCTCCGAGACTATATGGAGTATGAGATGGAAAAGCAGCAGCAACTTCTGACAAATAGGAAGATAGCTGCTACATGGAATCCAGAATCTTATGGCTTCAAAGTTGATGTTGATGAACCTGGTGGGAAGTTGAAAAAGGGATCTCCTCAAGGGCCGGACACGATTGGAATGAACAGGGAAACGCAGCGGCTACTTGCTAGGGTTGCGCTTGAGAAAACAATTCTAGCTCTTGAGATGGAACGCCTTCACCACGGAGACAAGCGGGCAATCCTTGAGGCCGAAATTACAAAGCTGATGGCTCAACAGAAGGGATTTAGGGAGGGGGACAGAATTTGGATGGAGGCACAGGCTGAAATCAATAAGAGAAAGCTTGAGATTCAGCAGATGGATTCAAGTAGAGGAATAGGGGTAGATAACTTTCAGAAGATTGGAGCATACACGGGCGGGACCGCTGGCCGCATGGCCTATTATGGGGCGATTGGAGCCGGTTCAACTCCTTCGGAAATCGCACGCGCTCATCTTGTCGTATCAAAAGAATCTAACGGAGTTCTAAAGCAGATTCGAGATCAACGCGCAGCAGCACGAGAGCAATTAGGCCACTGATATGTCTCTTCCCCAACTTCCAGATTCAAAGCTTGTAGGTGTCGCCAGTTCCACCAATAAAAAGGTTGTATCAGGAAATGTCAAAATACACATAACCGCAACCGGAGGCGCATCGGCTTCTCAGGAGCATAACGGCACAAGAGAATCTGTTCTGGGTTTGATGAGTCAGTTTTCCGACGCTACGGAGTTGTATTTTGAACAAGATGGAGCAACGGCTAGGCTAACTCGCACTTACATAACCGACGTAACTCAGACCCTTGAGATTGATTACATAGAGGTTACTGGAAGCATTTTTAAGAATCCTTACTATGTAGATATTGACCGTTATAGGATTAAGGCAATCGAGAGGGTGCTTGAATATGCCCAACAGCCAGACGTTAAAGATTCCGATGTGACTGCTAAAATAGCTGCGCAATCACTCACTGCACATGAGCAGGAGGCTTTGAATCTTCTTTTACTTGGAACCGATTCTTACGAATGGGTAGTGCCTGAAATTACATGGACAAGGGCCGTCGATAGCAGTTCAGGCGCAATAGCGGACGTGGCTTATACCGGGAAGATTTTAAGCAGCAACGCCCTGGGTAAGCTGATAGGAACTCCGATATATTTCGCAATTCCTTCAAATGTTTCCAACATAGGTCTATTGGCAAACGCATCTTTCGGTTGGATGGCAAAGGTGAAGGCGAACATCATTGCTAATGGAGCGGCTCAACTCATTTACAATTTCAAATATGCGGCATGGGATAACAACTTGTATTCAGATAGGATTGCATAATGGCCGTAAAACACAGAATCACAAGGGCCGTTGGAAATACTCCGTTAATCACGACGGTAAATAAGCTCATCGACAATGACAAGGCATCGACTCCTATTGATACCAAGGATGTAACTTGGGACCGACAGCCTAACGGATTCAAGGCCAACATTTCATTTCCAAGTTCTAAACTATCAGGAAGCGCATTAACCGTTTACATGGTCCACGCCGTCAAGGATGACCATTTAATCTGCTACCCGATTACTGATAATGGAGATGGAACTTTCTCGCCTGACACCAACCCGGATAATGTGGTTTATATCGCCAAGCCTTTCGAGTTGAGAAAGACCGGATGGGACGGGCAGACTATTAACGGAATCACCTACACCTTTCCAGACGCTAACGATTCAACCAAACGCCATGCGGTCCAAGGTGCGCAGTCTGAAGATCAAAGGATTGTTCCGTATTACGTTGAGGATTTTAGCCTGATTTATGCCCAAACAGTTTCCGGGCCTTTAGATTTGTTTTCAATGACCGTCGAGACAGATCCCGGCCCGCCTCCAGTCACCGAACCGATAATACTGATTGATACCAATAACGGCGGAAGGGCATGGGCTGTATGAGTCTGAACGACTTCCAGACTACGGCGGAAAAGGCATTCGTTCAATCGACACTAAAGGCTCGCAATAGAAAGGGTGGATCGTCTAAAACTCAGGTCTGCTTTCTGCCGTTGATTCCAGCATTCAAATCATGGCTTCCGGTTCCAATCAATTTTAAGAATGCTCAAGGCATTATTGGCTCGTGGGGAATTCCGTTTGATTCCCCTCAAGTTGTCGCAGACTGCCAGTATTATACCCAGATTCATTATCGAGAGGTTACAAGCGTAAGCGACGGACACGGAGGACGGTTAAATGAAATCGTGGACGTGGTTCAGAAGTATGAAAGGTGGACTGGGTTTCAAATCCAGACCATCACTGGAACAGGATTGCCGACGCAGCACGGAACATCATGGGAAGGTGGGGATTTATTCTCATTTCAGAATCAAGGCGCAGATTTGACTTTCAACTCTATGACTCCGACGGTCATTGATATTGATTACAGTTTCCAAAGGAACTTCGGCCCGGATGCCGCCAGCGGAAACGTAAGGATTGAATTGACTGGAGCTTATGACCCTTTTCCAGATTTGAAATTCCTGATGGACCAATTTGATTTGGATTCTAAGGCTTATTCATCTGGAACTCTTCCAAACGGAGATCAGCAAAGGGATGTTTATTTTACTACATTTGATAAAGTGGTTGGGAACCATCCTTTGAATAATTTGTTTCCTAATGAGATCGTTTTATTCAACACTTGGAACCTAGCCTCTCGCGGTCTTGCTGGTGGGTGGAATGGAAATATCAGTTGGCCTCCAGGTTCTTACTTCGACAAGATTTTAAATCTGAATTTTGTTTTACCTGAGCAAGGAAATGGATTCTGGCATTCTGGATATGTGAAACATTTAGCTGGACCTCCTTATATCACTACTCCGAATGGGCCGGTTTATCATGATAGCACTTTCTTCCCAATGCTCGTCAGGAGCAGATTTCAAAATTCTGGAAGTTCGCTTGTTTTGAATGCCGATATTTCGGATGACCCGCATTTTACAAGTTGCATCGCAGGCAGAGATCCAAACGACGGATTGCGGGCCGGTTATTTGGGGCACATGACCCAGAAAACGGTTCCATCTGGTTCAGAGTTGAAGATGGGGTATTCATCTTCTCCGGGTGTTTTCATTTACCTTCCAAAGGGTTTCCCGGCTGGATATGTGGCCGGAACGGTGCCGGATGGGACATTCACACTCCCGTCAAATTGAAACTTTCACTTGCCAACACCATGCTTAAACCTCAACCCATAAAACTGTGGCAGCTACATTAAAGCTCTATATCGACTGGATAAACCAGGCCATGCGAATCAATGCGGCTTCGCAGACGCAATTCACCTTGCCGCCGTTCACCCAGGGAAATGTTCTCCCGGTTCAGGTTCAGATCCTTGAACCAAACCCGGACGGGGGCGCGAATTCGTTCTCTCTCACGAACATTTCAAACATCGCGCTCTCCGCCGCCATGCTAGCGGCTCCAACCGGGGCATCGGTTGACGCGCCGTTTATGACGGCCTATTCATGGACTAAAGATTTGGTAAACGGAATCTTTACGGCAAACTTCGATTTCACTTCAGCTTCCGTTGACAGCTTCATCGGCACGGCGACTGACAAGCAAGCCTTCCTTGAATTCATCGCCACCGAGGGCACGAGCCGATATTCGATTTGGAGCGGGTTGGTTAAGATCAAGGCAACCGGAATTAAGAATACTTCCGTTGTTCCAGTCCCCGGACAAGTCGCATTGAGCTTGGCTCAGGCGCAACAGATGTTTGTGCCATTCCTGATGGGGGCAGCGCAGACTATTACCTTTGTAAGTCCAGACGGAACGCACGAGAGAATCCTTGGCGTGCATGACGATGCCACGGCTCAAGATGACATTATATGAAGAAACTAATCCCGATACTTTTCCTCCTATTTTCGGTGCTTGGCGCATCGGCGGCAACCACTCGAATTACAGCAACGATAACGGTAACGAACGCGGCAAACGTGCTGAATGGCACGAATTACACCGTAAATGGGGATACCCGCTACGCCACGAACGCCGCGCTTTCATCCAAGTTTTTTACCACGAACACAACGAATGTTTACCTGACAACGAACATCGTGAATCAGCTTGCGTCTTATCCGTTGGGAGGAGGCGTGAACATCCTATGGAGTGGGACAAACTCATTCCAGATTCTAGGGGCGGTCGGGGGTTCAATGGCCGTCTCGTTTGGTTCAACCAACTGGGCTTATGTGACATATTCAACTCAGACCGTGACAACCATGCTTGGGGTTCGCGTGCCCATTTCAGGCGAGGCTTATGCTACTCAGCAGACATACATTGCGAGCCAGCTTGTGAAGGGGCAGAGTGACCTTTCCACGAATAGCTTTGCAACCAACTCAATTGCCGGTTCAAACTTTCTTACGAAGGGGGCAAGCCCAGATCAAACTGTTAATAGCAAGGTGATATTCGTAAGTCTTAATGGTTATGCGGTCGCAATTACAAACGGCATATTCTGGACTCCTACAAATGCCAGTCCGATTTCCTCAAATGCTATCAACTATGGGAAAGCAATCAGGTCAGAGGGTATTGGGGCTAATTCATTCCAAGCCGCGAGCAATGCACTCGCTAATGATTTGAGAACCATAGCCATCGGTGCCGGTTCTTTGGCCACAAATTCTGATTCGATTGCCATTGGAACGTCTGCAACGGCTTCCGACGCCGCCAATGGAGTAGGAGCGGCCACGGCGGTAGGCAATCTCGCAGCGGCAACTAATGCTCAATCGTCAGCTTATGGATATTCGGCTTTCGCTTATGGGTCAGCTTCGACGGCCATTGGGGCAGGTGCTCAGGCCACGACTAATTCGACGGTGGCTCTAGGTGCGTCCGCATTGGCACTGGCTATGAATGGCACAGCTCTTGGAAGATTTGCCCAGGTTGGAAGTTTTGGAACCAACTCTACGGCAGTGGGAAATAATGCTAATGCCAATGGAACAAGTTCTTCGGCTATAGGCGCCTCAGCAAGCACCGCTCATAATTCAGCCGTGGCCTTGGGAACAGGAGCGGCAACTACGGCAGATAACCAAATCCGACTCGGCACGGCGGCGGAAGTAGTTTCAATTCCGGGCCAACTCTCCGTTGAAATAGGAATCACCAATTCCATCCTAACGGGCACGAATATAAACAAGGGTGATTATGCCGAACTGATGACTATCAATACAACCCCAGCCAATGGCATAAACTTCGCTGTGCCTTTCACGAATGTATTCACTCGCTACGATGCTGGACCAACGGCAGCATGGTCGATTAACTCACTGACTGGAGGACGGGATGGCAGGCGGATTAAGCTTCTCAACAATACGGCTTTCACGCTTACCATTGCAGATGAGTCCGGTGCAGATGCTACCGTGGCAAACCGTATCAGAACTCCAAGCCGACTCGATACCACGGTTATCACAAACGGCTTCGCGAATTTGGTTTACGATGCAACGCTGTCTCGCTGGCGGTTGGAGAACGTATATCCCGAATCTGCCATTACCCAGACCACGAACGGCGTTGCATCGGTTTGGACGAATTCCGTTGCCGTCAGTCCGAACGTGACTACTAATATCAATTTCATCTCTGGCGCAAATATTACAATGAAGGCAACCAACAATTCAGGAAGCGTAGATATTAGCATAGCGGGAGCCGCTGGTGGTGGGACAAATACGCTTTTCCAAACCAATGGAACCAGCCTTGGAAGCGCAGGGACAGTGAACTGGACAACTGGAGTAACAGGATACCTTGCTGGAGCGGTTGCGAATCTTGGCGTAAACGTGACAGGTGGAAGCGGCGCATTGCAAACCAACGCGAATCAATTTGGGGCACAGGTTGTCTTGACTGTTAAAGATACCGCTCTGGTAACGAACCTGACTCAATATGGAACTGCGAATGTCACAGGACTTTCGACAAATATGGCTGTCCAGACCGCAAATCAAACCAACCTTGCAAACTTGGTTTTGAATCCAGCAACTGCTTCGCGAGTGGCTGTTTTCGATGCGAATAAACAGCTAACCAATTCGGCGGCTACTTCCGCCTTCCTTGATAATCTCGCTGGCACCGTGGCAAACAACGTCACCAATGTTGTCAGCCTTTCGACATCCAATGCTACCAGCAGGCCGATTACCAATTCATATACGGCTGGCGTGCTGAAGATTTACGGCTTGGAGGCTGGCTCAAACATGGCCTTGAGCGATAATGGATCGAACATCGTCCTCACGGCCTCAACGTCTGGAAGTGATTCCACAAACCATATCGTCGAGGCAATGGGAACCCTCTACGTCTCAAACAACATACTGCACTCCGTAACCAATGCCGGAGGAAATACCAACGTCACGTTTGACTTCAACGGGCCTCGGTGGATAACTTGGCAGCCGACGAACTACGCAGCAATCAGCTTTGCGAATGTGCCTGTGACTTATGGCGAGATGTTCAGGCTATTCGTTTACTGGACAAATACGGCGGCGCAGAACATCACATGGCCTTCCACCGTCGATATACGAAGCAATGCACCAGCTCTGGTATTTGGAATCACGAATATCTATGAGGTGATGGCTAACGGAACGAATCAGTATGTCATAAGCCAGCAGGAGTTGACTACACCTGGAGCTAATGGAGGTGCAACGGTTCTCAGCAATGCGCCATCTATTTATGCACCAATCATAGTCAATGCCACAGTTTCAAGAGTTGCGGCTTTCGATGCTCAAGGTGCTTTGACAAATGCGGCAAATGCTAAACTGGATAACATACTTGGAACTGGAGCATTGACAAACTCAAGCCAGTTCATCGCCAGTAGCGGTGGCAATGGAACCAATACCAGCTTCAGGCCAGACCCGGCTTCTGCTGCTTCGTTAGTGGTTAAAATCCTTGGCGTCTCTACTTCAACAACGAATGAATTCGAGGTTCAGAATAATGGTGTGACTTACTTTGCTGGTAATCAATACGGAATCAGCCTTGGCACAAACCATAACGACAACAGCCCTCCTATGTTTCTATTCCGAAACACCAGCGGCGTCGGAGGTGTGCAAATTGATAATATAACTGGTGCAATCGCTCCGATTAACTCTAAGGGAACAAACGTAGGTCAATTCCTTGTAAATGCCGATGCCAGCGTGCAGGTATCGACAAACGTATTCTCATTTAATTTGATGGCAACCAACAAGATCGATGTTCCAGTTATCACGAATAACAACTCCATCATTCAGAATGTTGAGACGAGATTGATTCCTACGAATAATTCGTTGAGTAACATCGTGGTGAACTTCCAGACTCATACGAATTTTGTAGAGTTGTATTGCACGAACAATCTGACGTTCACGAATTGGACAGCACCGGCTACCGGAATTACCGTCACTGAAACAATCCTGATTCGTCCGCAGTTAATCACTCGTGGAGTGAATTGGGGAAACCTTGGACTGTCAAATCCAGGTTACGGAGTGGCTATTGGCACGAACGCTAACAATCTGCTTTGGACTTCAATCACGAATGGAAAGACCTACGCAATATCATTCGTTGCCATTGGCACAAACATATTTCCTGCAATGACTTTATGGGAGTGATTCGGGTCATTATTTTATGCCTATTGGCTAACTCAATATATGGCGCTAATGCGCCTTTGAGTTTATTGAATCCTTTTGTTCAGATTAAACCATTAGTGGGTTCATCATGCACAACTCTGAGCGACACCAATTTGACTGGAACAACAGTGAACTCCATCAACATAGGAAGCTTTTCCGGCACAACGTATGTAAGCACAAGTTGGTATGTAACCAATTCCAGTTATACACCATGCAAGGTCGATCTTAGGCTCTCCAAGACCGGCACTCCAACCTTCAACATCCAAGTCGGAATCTTCACAGCAACGAACGAATTTCCAAGTGTTCAACTCGGCTCTTGGAGCGCCAACTTTGCCGTGAGCCAACTCACCACCAGCCTTGCGACTTATACAATCACGGTCCCATCTGGCACTGTCACCATCGGGCAGACGAACTGCATCGTGGTTCAGGCTATTGGCGCTCCTAATGATTTCTCGAATTACATCACATGGGGCGGGACTAACGTCACGGCTAGACAGATGGGCAATGCGACCACCCTCTCAAGTTGGGCTGTGTATTCAGCCTCTACTCAGGGCGGATTCAACACCTACCAATGAGAGTTCTGATTTTACTTTTACTCTCGGTTCTCACCGGCTACGGCCAAGGTGTATTTGAGACGTTTGTGGACTTTGAAGGCGGTACGCAAGGCGGCAATCCGACAAGCGGAACACTCAATTCTTCGCTTCACGGAGCCAACGGCACTTGGTCATCTCTCTCAGGCGCAACTGAGATGACCTATCAGCAATCAGCACAGCAAGCCTTGATCGGCACGTTGCTGCTCAAGACCAATGGAATCTTCAATGGATTTGGTACTTTGGGACTGCAATGCACCGTCCCAAGGACCAGCCAACTGATTATCTTCGACTCTGGACATACCACCAACAAAGCAGCTTCCGCCGGATGCTGGTGGAAAAGCGACGTTCCAGACAGCACGGCATCCTATTTCGACTTCTTCACCTTGAGCGATACCAGCCAGAGCGGCGAGTATGTGAATTGTTTGCTTAACGCGAATAGCTCATCTGGGGGATGGCCACTCAGAATGGAGTTGCATCCTGACCCTGGACTTGGGCTGCTTAACACAGCTAACATAAACACGAACACTTGGTATTGGGTTGCGATTCACGATGGAAACACAGGAGATACCAACCGTCTATGGATTTATTCTTGGGACGGCTACGTTCTGACCAAAGTAACGGGCGTGGATGCTGTCTCAACGAACAGCCTTTGCCCGTCCAAACTCTGGTTCGCCAATCACGCGAGCAATTACGGCGGCGGCACCGCGCACCTTTGGTATGATTCAATCGTGATGGATTTCGATCTTGGACGCTGGCCGCTGATTCCGACAAAATTCCCGGCTGGCGTTTCTAATTATTACGTGGCCACGGCCACCGGGACCGACAACCCGACCAACGGATCGCTGGCCACTCCTTGGGCAACCTTCCAGTATGGGGTGAATCGGCTCAGCCCAGGAGACATCCTCAATGTGGAAAATGGAGTTTATGCGGAGGGGACTTATACCATTAGCGGGCTTTCAGGAACGAATGGGACCGAGACGATCATTCAAGCTTACACCGGCCATACTCCGGCCTACACCGGCAGCGGAAATTCTGGCAGGTTGAAACTGACGAACTGCTACAACGTTATCCTTGACGGATTGGCCATCAGCAATTTCAACGAGGG